ACGAATGGCATTTTTAATTACACAGGTGCGATGAATTGCAGTGCATGAAAATCTCACGTCTGAGAAAAGGAAAATTTAACATAATATCAACTACCGGAACGAAAAAAATATTTATACGAAAACGCCGTATTTTTAAGAACCTTTGACGGAGAAAAGGTTCGTGCACCAATCGACAGTTTGACGATTGGTGTCAGTGGGAACAGTTACATCAAGAGGGAAACTGTTCCCACACCCTCAGCGATTGTTCGCAATAAAAAAGACCGCCAAAGCGACGGCCTTTAAACTAAAAATTAGTTATTGCTACTATCGGGGACATTAACAGCAGGAACGCTATCAGGCACGCTAGGAGCAACAACAGGAGTTTGAGGAGCTTCCACAATAGGCTTATTAATGAGTCCATATTCGACACACCTTTCTCTATTAGCTTCATCTTGTATAAATGCTAACAGATTAGCAGGGTTATTGTCAAGCTCTTTTCTGAGTGCGCTAGGCAAAGAATTAAACATTTCCTCAGCTTGCTTGCAACGCTGAAAATTTTCCATGTAGTCACCAAGTTCAGAAACATCAGCATAAACCGGTTGAACTCCATCAGTACGATAGGGCAACGGTGTACCGCATGTAGCATAGCGATTCATAATCACGTTAATATCACAATTATCTTTTTCAGATTGAACAGTCATAGTAGGTTCCTTGAAGATGATACCTTGCTTTTCCTCATAAGTATCAAAAATAGTTTTAAATCTCATAAAGTATAACTCCTTTCAGTGCCTGCCGGCGGCAAATCGAAAAAAGTAAGTGCAAAACGAGTATTGCACTTATTTTTCGATTGGAAAACATGCTTGCGCTTCAAGAATCTGTTTAGGCATAGGGATAGTTGCAATATTGCCAGTATGCTCGTCAAAATCGCAAATCTCAACGAGGACGAAATCTTCCGGATAGTGGAACAACATAGTTTCGTCATCATGAACGGCACGTTCAAATAATCTTTTAGCTTGGATTTCGTCCTGGCAGGTCATAATTTGACCATAAATCATAGACTTTTTATCGTAGATACTGTATAACTTCATCAGTTTTACCTCTTTCTAGACTCTTAATTTGAGCCAGTTTAACTTTTTCTTTTGCTTCCAATCGACCACGAGTATATATTTCCTGTTCGTGGAGCTTAGCCTTTTCAATACGTTTTTCCTTAATTATTTCCATTTCATCATGGTTAATAGCATCATATAGCTTATCATAATATTTCGGTGGACGTAATTTCCGAACTTTCTCATTATCAACAATTATTACCCGGTCATAAGGATACACATCAGAAGAATATTTCTCAAACCAACCTGAACCGATACCGGGGCGACGGCTCATATTAACAAATTCGGGCTGAATACCTTCATACTTTAATTTCCCGGCTTCACCGTTAAGTTTTTTGGTGACATAACGAGCAACATAAGCGCAGGAATCAAAGGTCACATCAGCGATAAGGCAATAACCATGAGTCCATAGCTTATTAAGAGTATCGCTAATATAATAGGGGAAACCAGCATTAGACAACTTATATAATCTTCGGTCAGACTTAAAATCAAAGCCGAAAAGAATAAGATGATAATGAGGCCGGTAAGTAAAATCGCCGTATTCTCCACAGGCAAAAAACCTCACTTTCATAGGTTCTAAGTATTTCCGCAATCGCTTCATAAAAAGCTGCAAATCTCTCTTATATAATGTTTGCTCGCCGGTAACGGGAGACCAGCGAATATGTTCATCATCATAAGTAAGAGTAAGAAAGCTATTGCAAGGATGCAAACTAGCTTCATGCATGCAACGGACAGCCCATTGCCTAGAACGTTCAAGGCGGCAACCAATACATTGACCACAGGGTAGATTAATAACATCATAATCTGACTGCGGTGGCGTGCCAAACACAATAGCTTTTTTGCCGTTTGATTTACTTTGACGTAGCTGGTACGCAGTCAGAGGATGATAACAAACCATGATTACAGCCTAATGCCGCCACGCATAGGCGGTGGAGCAGTATTAATAGCTTTAGTTTTATCTGCCGTTGCCGTGAAAAGACGCTTAGAACCTTTACGAGTCATTTTTCTACGTTTCATCAAAAATCACCTCATTTCCCAAAAATAAATTGACCAAGATAAGTAGCGGCGGCACCAATAGCGACACACAGCGCACTAAACCATTTGTTCATAAAATCACCTACTTTCGTACACCAAGGCCAAAGCGGAAAGGAACAAGGTCTTTAATACCTTCACCGATATAACCAAGAATGATGCCAAATGGAGTATTACGATAATCACGATGAAGATTAGAATCCGGGTCGGAAAGTTCTCTAATAATGCGATTAGAATCCCAATCTTCATGCGTCTTTTGAGAAAGATACAAAGCGGCTTTAGCGGCTTCTGTCTGAATCTGTTTATAAGCAAGAGCGGCAGAAGCACGAGCCTGCTGACTTTCAGCACCGTACTTTTCAACAAGAGCTTTTGTCTGCTCAATAGAATTTTGTATGTCTTGCTTAATTTGCTCAATTTGAGCTTTAGTCATATCACGTAAAGATGAAGTTTGTTGATTAACATACAAGACATTAGCATCATTCAAAGCCTTTGCAGAAGTATTAAGGCCTATCTGAGATTCATCAAGCCGATTCTGAAAACTATAACGTTCCTTGTCTAATTCAAGACGCTTGCGCTCATTATCAATATGCTGTCCTTCTGTTTCAGCAGCTAACTTAGCATTTTCACGAGCGACGTTAGCTTGCAAAGCGGAAGATAAGATATTAGCAGAAGCACCGGCGGCACCATTATCAGATACCTGAGGCATGGAAGCCATTTGACTATTAGAGGCAGATAAGATAGGATTTAAACCTGCGTTCTTCAAATCCTGAACCTCTAACTGATGAGCATTACTTTGCATATAATTCCATTGATCACGAGAAATTTTGGCATTTTGTTTAGCTGACCAATGGCCAGCTAAAGTACTAGTAAGAGTGCCGATAATGCCAGAACCGGCGGCAGAAAGCCAACTCATTAAATCAGACCAAAAGTACGCAGGATAACAATAATGCTAAGCGATACGACTGCAATAGTTGTAACTTGTAAATCATTCAATATATTCACCTCACTAATCAGAAATGGTCCATAAGGCCAGGAACACCGTAAACAGGCATAGGTCTTACACAACTTAAATTAAACCAACAGTCAAGTAAAAACTGAGGCTCTGACGGAACAGCAACAACTCTATCGACCGGCGGATTGTCAACGATAAATTCCGGGCTAAGTTTAGGCAAATTCTCAAATTTTTGAGCCAAATGCCAAGAATCTAAAGACTGCGCATAAGTAGAGCGGAATTTCCCGGTAACTTGACTAGGAGCATATCTATATTCGGCGTACCTTTCCTGATAACCAAAAACTTTATCATCCTCTTCATTACCTTGAGCGTATATTTCCTTATTTAACACAGCTTGTTCTCCAAGGAAAGCAAATGAAGGCCAATACATATCGAACTTGGTAGAACGTGTCCACATCTTATTAATGCCTTGTTGATAAGTCAAATCGGCTCTAACATTGACGAGGCCAATAATCCAACCATGTTCGGTAAAGCTCTTGCTAAAACCATTGCCACGGCCATTAGTGCCAACAGCAAAGGCAGAGAGGTTAGCCTGTGGGGAAATATCAGTGGTGCCGGATGTCTGAGGAATAACATTAACATCAATGCGATTAGAAGAACCGCCAAGATATTCAGGACGTTGCAAACGTGCATCCGGGCTAACTACACCAAAGAAACTACGGATAATTTCCGTATAACGAGTACCACCACGAGCGGCACGCTCATACCATCTTTGAATCTGAAAGGCCTCACGGAACTGATTGATTGTAATAGATGTAGCAGATGTTAAATCGACTTGAAGTCCAGACTCCGAACCAAAACGCAAAGCGGAGAACCCAACAGAAGAATCAGTGTTAGTATTAATGACATTGCCGGAAGAGAAAGTGTAAGAACGACCACCAAGAGCAACATCAGTGAAAACAGGATGAATAGAAGTAGAACCGCTACCATGAGGAAGGGAAGCGCCGGAAGAAAAGAGGATATCTTTGTTGTTAGAAACAACATTAGCAGTACCACCAAAAGGCAACTCTACACCGGGGCCTTTTTGCGGCCAAGGTAAAGCACTTGTAAAATAGTCATGACGTTTGCCACGTCTAACTAATTTATAATTAGAATATTGGTCAGAATCAGCTTTAGTAAAAGGCAAAGACTCTTGCAAATTCTCATCACGGAACCACTCATTATAAATTAAATTGTAAGCTCTAAACGGCTCAGCTCTAACCTCTAAATTAGGAATGCCAGTAGGCAATCCAAAGTAATCAGCAATAGAACCAACTTCAAAACCTGTACCTGTTGGAGATTTTATAGTAGGAAAGAGATAATCGGTAGAATCCGTTGGGTTATCCTGTTCACCGCACATTGCTTGAAAATGCTCAAACAACAAACGCTCTGGAACGAAAAACCAAAAAGTATCCATGTACATATTATCCATGATAGGGCTAATAAGAGTAGCGACACGGGCGAATAATGTACAATCCATAGAAAACGTGTCGCCGGGTAGAACCTCATCCACGAAAATAGGAACTAAATAACCGCTATCGAATGTAGTCTTAAGACCATGAGAGCGGTTAAACTTAGAACGTGGAATCTGTGCAGTAGGAACCTGCGAAAAAAGATGTTGAATTGAATGTCTACTCATTCACATAAACACCGCCTTTCAAAAAAACTTTAGTGGAATTTTCAGCAGGAACACTATAATAAGAACCATTAAATTTCATAAGAACAAAATCACCAAGGCCAATATCATGCAAATGAAGAAGATAACCACGAAGAGAACCGAAACACCAATTAATAGTTTCGGGATTCATGGACGGCATCAATCCATTCTTAATGACAAAACGGTCTAATTCAGTTACTACCATTTTAAAAACTCCTTTGCTTGTATATAACTTTGCGCCATAGCAAGGCATGAATTAAATTTACCTTGCATAATTAGAATACCACAAATTTAACATAATATACATTATCGGACGTAAAATATTATTTTGCAGTCTTTGCGGTAAAAAGGCAGCATTATAGACATGTTTATTT